CCCAACTTGGCAAGTTGCGTCCGGATATTGTCGGCCTGGTCACGACGTGCCAGCTCTTTATCGAACGGCTCGGTCAGCATCACACGTGCTCCCGTTTCATCTTCCATCACCAATGTAAAACCGAAAGGATTATCCAGGAATTCGATCTTTACAGCCAGCTTACGTTCGGCAGAAGGTTTCGCCAACTGCTTTTCAAAAACCTGGTCAAAGTTACGATACAAAGGCGTCTTGGGCTTTATATCCGGCATATCCAACGGAAAGACACGATTCGCCTCTACCCTGTTGACACGAAACCCTTCCAACTCACCGCGACTATTGAAGAATACCAAGCCATCCCCATTATTCAGTTGCTTCACTCCGGCGATGGTAAACGAATTGCCTTTCAGTTCCTTGACGGTTCCGACAGGTTCACCTAACGATTTCGGAGTATTGAAAGCTGCTATATCTTTTGTACGTTCATGCAGGAAGAAAGGAGTAAATCCCCGGTTGAAACTTTTCTCGGCTACCGGCTCAAACTCATAGGTACTCTTACCCGCCGATGCACGGCAATATTCCGGACGACGTGCTAGGATAGCATCCAGTTTCTTCCGGTAATAAGCCGTTATATTCTTTACATAAGTGACATCTTTCAAGCGCCCTTCTATTTTAAAAGAAGAAGCACCCGCATCCAGCAGGGCTTCCAGTTGGTCGGAACGGTTCATATCCTTGAGTGATAACAAATGTTTGTTATGAACGATCTCCGTCCCGTTCGCATCCACCATCGAATAAGGCAACCGGCAATATTGCGCACACTCTCCCCGGTTTGCGCTTCGCCCGCTCAAAGCCGCGCTCAGATAGCACTGCCCGCTGTAACTCACACATAATGCGCCATGCACAAAAACCTCCAGCGGGACAGAGACCTGTTCCGATATGCAACAAATCTCATTCAACGACAATTCACGCGCCAGAACCACCTGTGTAAAACCGGCTGCCTCCAGGAACTTCACCTTTTCAGGCGTACGGTTATCCGTTTGTGTGCTGGCATGCAGCGGGATAGGTGGCAGATTCAAGCGAGTGATCCCCATGTCCTGTACGATCAGAGCATCAGCTCCTGCCAGATAGAGTTGCCGGATCAGTTGCTCCGCTTCCGGCAATTCTTCTTCCCGCAGAATGGTATTTAAAGCCACATAGATACGGGCATTATATAAATGAGCATATTCACAAAGAGCACGAATATCCTCCAACGTATTTCCGGCAGCGGCACGGGCCCCAAACTTCGGCGCACCGATATACACGGCATCAGCCCCATGATTAATGGCTTCAATGCCACAGTTCAGATCTTTAGCCGGCGATAATAATTCTATGCGGCGGGGTTTTATTGACATATTGTTATTTCTGATTTATCAAAAAAGTACAACTCACAAAACAAATTCGCGCATTGCCTCCGGTTGCCAGCCACGGTAAACAGCGGCTAGCAGGCGTAAGCGAGTGTTACCGGTGCTACTGAGTATCTTCTCGTCAGTAGCGTAACGGTGCAATTGTTTTTCGGCTTCCTGCAATAAGGCTTCCACATCGGTTGTCGTATCATCCCGTTTCAGGAATTTCAACTCTACCAGATAGGAATATTGCATATCCGGATAGTTTGCCAGGTTGGGCATCAGGTAAAGATCGGAGAAACCACGGCCCGCTTCAAACTCAGGCCAGATAATAAAGTAATCCGTCAACCCCATATAAGCAACCATCAGTGTTTTAATGGTCGACTCCTGATAGATCACATCACGAAGAACCGCTTTCTTATCAACCTGACGGGCAAAAAAGTCCAAAGCAGCTTCCCACTCCCCGAAATAAGCCATACGCCGCATCCGGTCGGACAAGTCCATAAAAGGAAAAACGACCGACTCACGTTCTTTCATCGCTTCCACCAGATAACTGTAAATCTGTTCGCGGACGGCCAGGTTGGGTACTTTCATGATCGTTTCGCCATATTCCATCCGGTCATAAGTCAGCAAGCCGAAATAGTAAAGCAGTGAGGTAAAGTTACCCGGATCGGCCAGGTTCTCTGCTGGAAAACTGTCTTTTATCACGTTTCCGTTCACTTCGCCAGTATCGATCAACTTTGTAATGACCGAACAACCTTCTTCCTGCATCCTGTCGATACGGATAAAATGGCGCAATTTGCTGTAATCCGTCCGGATATTACGGTCGACCATTTCGGAAGGCGGACGTTTCCTCTGCAAATAATTATTCAGGAAATAGAGCACCATATCCGAATTATACATCGTTTGCCCGATACATTCTTTGGCAAAACAGTAATTATCGTACCAGGGTTTCATCATCCGGACAATATCATCGATAGAATCGACCAGCATACCTTCCGATTGGTAATAAGATAACATCTCATGAAGTTCCGATTCGCTGAAACCGACCATCGAATTAAACCGTTCATCTGTCGTTATATTCGTCCCGATATTGAAACCACTCGTCACGTCATCCAACGTTACAGGCGACACACCGGTAATGAACATTCGTTTCACAGGGGCTTCCGCTCCGGTGGTAACACCTTTTACCACATTAAAAAATGAGCGATAGAAACCTGAATCGTGCGTCAAAGAATGATACACATCATTTCCTTTAGAGGATAATATCGTATTGGTAAAATTATCGTATTCGTCGATCAGCAAGTAGATAGACAACCCTTGTTCTTTGGCACACAGGCAAATATATTCCAAACGTCCGGCAGCCTCCGGAATCAATTTTAGCTGTTCCTGGAAATCAGGTTTAAAATAAGAAGCATATACGCTGGCAAAATACGCTGTTTCCAGACTGATATGCCGGTTGAAGGCAGCTTCCAGTTTATCGTCCGTAGCCCTTACCATGCTGAAATTAAAACGTAAAACCAGGTATTTACCCTGTTCAGCAGTCGGATGCTTGCCGATGTATTGATTGCCGAACAGTTCCTCAAAACGGTCGGCATATTTCACATCGTAATAGCAGTTAAGCATATTCAGGAACAACGATTTCCCGAAACGGCGCGGACGGATCAGAAACAGGAAAGCTGCTGTCTTTTCCAGATCTTCAATATATTTCGTCTTATCCACATAGTAAAAATCTTCTGTTACAATACGAAAATAATCCGTTAATCCGTAAGGTATTTTCTTTGCCATATATACTCTTTATTTAATCGTTTCGTCAGCCCCTTTCGGTAGCAATATTTACAAACTCCCCAAATTCTTTATATCCTCAATATTGAACGGAGTTGCCTGGTAAACGTAATAGTTCAGCCAGTTTGTGAACAACAGGTTCGCATGGCCGCGCCAACGGACTACAGGGCCCTGGGCCGGGTCGTTGTTGCGGTAATAGTTGTGGGGAACGGAAATAGGAAGGCCTTTATTCAGGTCGCGGATATATTCATCGCTCAACGTATAAGGCGAATATTCGGAATGGCCCGTAATATAAAACTCACGTCCGCCGCGCGACATCGCCATATAAACGCCCGACTCCTCGCTCTCCGAAAGAAGCGTCAACTCCGGCACCTTCCGGATATCTTCGCGACGTATTTCGGTATGACGGCTGTGAGGCACATAAAACTCATCATCGAACCCTCGGAATATCGGCAGATAAGGCTCACGCAACGTATGCCGGAACACACCGAACATCTTTGCCGGCAAATCATATTTAGGCACACCATAGAAATGATACAATCCCGCCTGCGCCGCCCAACAGATATATAATGTAGAGGTTACATGCGTACGCGCCCAGTCGAAGATCGTCGTCACCTCTTCCCAGTAACTGACATCTTCAAAAGGCATCTGTTCTACCGGAGCGCCGGTAATGATCATTCCGTCGTAATAATCTTTCTCTATACCGTCGAAGTCTTTATAAAACTCCTGCATATGTTCGATCGGAGTATTCTTTGGGGTATGGCCCTTTATCTTCATAAAGTCCAGCTCCACCTGCAAAGGGGTATTACTCAACAGACGGATCAGGTCTGTCTCTGTCGTGATCTTCAACGGCATCAGGTTCAGCACTACGACACGTAGCGGACGAATATCCTGGGATGATGCACGCAAGGAATCCATCACAAAGATGTGTTCCTTCTTCAGAAGCTCGATAGCGGGTAAATTCTTTTGTAAATTTAATGGCATTGCAATTCCTCTCTATTTATTTTTCAGAAGTACAAACTTAAACAAAATATACGATTCGGTAGCGTATCCCAGACAAGATTTTTTTATTACGACTTTACTCTTTCTGAAGGGGAAAAATAAATTCGAAGAACAAACAACAGACTTTTTATATAATAGTTCTTAATGAACTAATCTTTTATTAACCGCCACAAATATAGGAAGAAATATTGATATACAAAGAGTATAACAATTTATTTCATTATAAATAAAATCACTGAAAAGCATACCCGATTAACTATTTTTCAGATTCTGAGTATTGATTTATAAGACTTTGGATATTCATAATTTACCATAGTTCATTAAGAACTCAGGTGATTTAACTAACACTGCAAAAATAGAATTTTTATTCTGACACTTCCAAATCGAATTGTTAACGATTGTGAAGGTGTCAGTCCGCGCATAATTAATCAAGTTACCTATTATGCGCGCGAGAGTACATTAACCCCCTTAATCCCCCTTAGTAAGGGGGAGACAAAGCCAGTTTTTTTTTAACTATTGATTATATTTAATTAACAGAAATTATTTTTTCTGTTTCCACTGGCTTTAAGTCGGCGCGACCGAGGTAGAACCACGATAGACACTTCGCTACGCTACGTTTTCTACCGCGGTTCTACCATCCGTCGCGACCGCCAGGACTTTAGTCCGTAGGCTGGCGAGCAGCTTCGCGCTCGTAAGGCCCTGCCGGCGGCGACGCAGATTTTACCAGATTTGCAAGCAAATCGGCCAAAATCCGCTCCTAGCCAAACAGGGAAAGCCATCACCTGAAACCAAGTGACAGCTTTCAACGTTAGCTAAAATCTAAAGCGTTATAAAGACGGGAGATATGATTGTTTAATCAACTCTCCGGAGATGAAATCTCCTTATCAATCTGACCAGCCTCAGAAGGGGCTTCTTTTGGCTCCTGAGGAGCCTTCTTCTTGCGGGTGACCGTTTCATACTTCTCAGATAATTCGTCTCTCAATTGAGCGTAATCAGCCAAATCAAAATCGCCACGATCTGTAGGAAGATCATCATCAAAATCGGCATCTTCATCCGGGTAATCACCGGCAGAACTTCCACCGGAAACAGGCATACCCATCGCAATACGATAGACTAATTCACGAACCGTATAACTTTCCGCAGGTTCTACGACAACTTCATCACTTACCGCTTCCTGAACCACTTCAGGATCAACAGTATGATAATTATAGGCAGTAACAAACATAATAATAAAAAGAAAAAGAACATTACAAATAAAAACTTATACATAACATTAAAGCATTGGAGTACCGTATTTCGGCATCAGACGCAAAGCTTTAACATCCTGATAGATTTGTACCCAAAACTTATCGTCCTGAGTCTGAGACGTAGCAAAAACACGGTTACTCGGGTTACACTCGACAAATTTAGTATTTAAATTCGGTTTTTCACTAAAAATACGATTCAAATGCCAAAATGCCATATTGCCACGGAAATCACCATGTGCCTCACTTTCATGATACTTATACTCAGCATAACGAGGGGTATAACCAAAAGTACCCTCATTATAAGTCGGGTCATTAGAGACATAAAGCTCCTGATTCTTAATTTCCTGTTCACTAAGATGAGCGAATTCAGGGAAATAGAAATCCATATTATCAAACTTAGTAAAATCACGGGGAACACCTTGCTGATAACCAGTACGAGGCATAATAGACATCAATCCAATAACGTAGCCATGTTCTTCAAAGTAATGCTTAAAACCATTATTGACACCAGCAGATATACCATGACCTGCCATATTAGCTTGCGGAGACGTAGCATCAGTTGATGACGTCTGCAATACTTCTGACACCGCAATAGGCATCTTACCGCCACCAAGGAACTGAGGACGCTGCAAACGAGCATCGGAACTACGCACACCGAAGTGAGCAAGGATCTGTTCAATGTAACGAGAACCACCACGAGCATTACGTTCAAACCAACGCTGAAGAGCATTAGACGTACGAAGGTCTTGAATTGAGACACCAGCTTCATCTAAATCTACTTTTAATGTACCATTAGGATCTAACTCAGGAGCACGATTACCAAGCTGTTGAGTACCAACAAACTGAGCATTCAGACCAGTCGAATCACCGGGCTTAGCAATAAATGTACCATCATACGTAACACTACCAGTCCATGCACGACCATCGGCATCCTTCCATTGCTGGGCAGAAACACCAGCACCTTGATAATAAACATCAATACCCGAACGACCTCCATTAAGAGGAACAGTTACTTCGGGGCCACGCTGAAGCCAAGGAAGAGCAGACGTAAAATAGTCTTTTTCCCAAGCACGTTTACGAAGACGAAGAAGATCAGTCAACTGCGTGATAGCCATATCCGAACCACTACCTAAAGGAATATCAATAGGATCAGTCAAATTCTGATCACGATAATACTCATTATAAATCATCTGATAAGCACGGAAAGGTAGCTGAGAAACCTTAAATCCAGCAGGTAAAGCAACAGAATTAGGACTAGCATTAGGTATCGCCGTACCACCAATAGAAGCAACAGAAGGAAGTCCAAGATAATCCCATAAAGAACCATCACTAAAAGCAGTTTCACGTCCAGAAACAGAAGCAGAAGTGGAACTCAAAGAAATAGAAGGGAAAACTGGAGCATCTTCGCCATCAACACCTTTGGTAATAAAATCTTCCCATTGATTCCAAACAAGACGGTTGGGAACAAAGAAATAATGAGTATATACATTGACACGATGCATCATAGGTGCAACAAGAGGGGCAAGGCGAACAAGAGCCTCTGTATTAACACGGAACTTATCACCAGGAACAATCGGCATACACATGATAGGAACTAATTCACCCATATTCATGGTGAGCTTATTTTCATACGAGAGATTAAACACATTGCGTTTAGGTCTCTTCAATCTTATCGAGTTAAAAATATTTGCCATTACTTTTTACTTTTTAAACGCGCTTCAGCACGCTTTTCATATTCTTCTTTCATTTCAATTAACATCCGATCATGAAGGAACCGGGTACGAGCATCCATATTAACAAACTCCTTATAACCCTTAACTTGTTGATCGGCGTAAAAGACAGAACGGAACTCCTTAAGAAACTCCTTCATATCATCATCGTAAAGTTTATCTGCAAAATAACGAGGCATAGCCTGTTTTAATCCATGTGCAGACATAACGTAACTACGAGGATGCTTACGATAAAAGTCAAGGATATATTCAGAGAGCCATACATAGCCAATGCCAGGACGGCGGGAACACATCATAAAAGGTTTAGCGGACTTAACATCCTGTAAAACAGAGGGGATAGCACTTTTCTCATACATATACTTACAAGTATAAGAGATTTCTCTCTGTGTCAAGGGATGAGCCTGAACGAAACCTTGCTGCCAACATTCAG